CACTCCAACAGGAAGGGACGTTTGAAATGCCCGGCAATACGCTGGTTTTGGCCGGTAACAATTGTGAGTTGATCGGCATAGGCATGTATAGCGGCAAGTATTATTTGGAAGCTTCAACGCACACCGTTGATAAGGACGGCGGTTACACCACGGCCGGGGACGTTAAACGCGTTGGCCTGGTAGGAAAAAATAAACAAAAAGACTAATGAATTTTGAATTCAAATACGGTATTGTTTCGGAAGTCAAACCCGGTTATGCAAAAGTTTCCTTTGAGGAAAACGAAATTGTTACTGATTGGTTGCCGGTATTGGTCCGCAAAAGCAAAAGCGACAAAGAAAGTTGGCAATTGGAAATAAAAGAGCACGTTGTTTGCTTAATGGATCCTTATTGCAATGAAGGTGTAATATTGGGAGCGATACCAAATGAAACTGATACACCGGACCCGGGGGAAGCTGCCGGGAAGTTTCGTAAAAAGTTTTCAGACGGAACGGTTATAGAATACGACAAGGGAGCGCATAAACTTTTTGTTGACGTTAAAGGATCTCTTGAAGCGAAAACAACCGGGGCGGCTAAGATTGACGCTGCAACGCAATTAGATGCAAAGGCCGGGGTTAAAGCAATCGTAACGGCACCTATAATTGAATTAACTGGAAACGTTGTTGTTTCCGGCACGCTTTCGTGCGGTGCGATCACCGTAACGGGCGGTGCGGGTGTTAGTATGACCGGCGACCTGTCAACTACCGGGGACGTTTTGGCGGGCGGCAAAAGCTTAAAAACGCACGTGCATACAGGCGTGCAAACCGGCCCGGGCGTATCGGGTCCCCCTCAATAATGTTTCTATATTGTTGCTATATGCCGGAAGTGTTGGGGTAGGTTTGAAGTTCAAAGGTTAACCCCAAAACCAGACAACATGAAAAAGTAACCCTCTTAACTAAGAGCCAATGAAGTAAAAACAAGTTGGAAAATCAGCGGCGGAATATTCCCCCAATGACAAAGATTTAAAAAGCACGTTAAGGCGTGCTTTTTTGTTTTAATGATTTTTCCGTAAGCTTTCGGCAATGTATTCGCACTCAGCAAGGATCTTCTTTGGCATTTTCGCATGTGTTTGCAGATCAGTAGCGACAAGATAAAGCACGTAAGCGGTTTTATTTTTTATCCCGGCCTTTTCCATTCCTTTTAAAAGAACGTCCGGCGTATCAATATGTAATTGCTGAAAATCCCCCTCTTTTGCTTTGCGTCCGGCACCCGGGCGGGCACCCCCTCTTTTACCTGGTTTCGTATTTTTTAAACCGGCTTTCGTTGCCGTTGATGCGTTCTTTGTCATAAAATTCTAATAGGTTTTCGAACTGGTTTTTTACTGATTGATCTACCAGGTGACCAAGTACCGGGGCTTCCCGGACCGTTTCAAGGGTCCCAAAGTAAACAAGCAATATATTATAATTGGGTATCCGTAAGCAGTTGTTGAGCAAGTTGTATTTGACTTGCAGCCCTTCAAGGTCCCGGTAGTCGTTAAACTGGTAAACCCTGAATAAGCTGAAAGGCTGGCTCGTTGATAATATGTATTCATATCCTTTAAAGGACTTGCTATTTAAACAGACGAATTCAGGAAGCATTTGGGGCGGTTAGTTAGGTCGCAAAGATACCTATTTGCGCTTTAAAAACTATACCCTGTTAGTGTTATTCCCCTGTAAATTATTGTAATATGAAGCCCCGGCGAACCGGGGCGTTTTGCTTTACTTTTTGATCGCTAACACAAACCGGCCGCAACTATTGGAAACTTGAATGCCGGTATAATCTTCATTTTCAAAAGCGGTGAAATAATCCCGGGAACCACCTACGAACCACGCGCCGGATACGCCTAAAGTGTGGTCTTTGTGGTCCTCAGTTTTGGCGGCCTTCCCGAACCCGTCATGCCTGCTTTCTACACAATCCGTCATGCCGTCAAACTTGGATTTAACATTGATAAAAAGCCCGTCAATATTCTTTCTTACGAATGATTTAACCGTTGCAATTGTAATTTTCTTTGTTGTTTTTGTAACTGTATTCATTTGTTTCGCGCCCTTTGTCCCGGTTGCGCCCCCGGTGTTTGTGTTGACAAGTCAAAGATAGGAAACATTTTGAATTAACAAACATTTTTTCAAACTATTCTTCATTAATTTTTTACGGTTTTCCGTATCCTGCCGGGGTCCCGGTTCCTATGTTGTCTTAAAAAGCAGCCCTTTCCGGGGCAATTTGGCGGCTGAATTGGCAACACTTGCAAACATAGACAACCCCGTTTGGGGAATGGGCACTTTAGGTTACGGTGTTATTGTTGAGGGAATAGCAGCTATCCGGCAGCGAATGGACCTTGCAATAAGAACAACTAAAGGAACGGACCCTATGCGGCCGCAATTCGGTAGCCGTGTTTACAAGTTTATTGACGCGCCTTTAAATATAGCTATTCCCAATATTAAGCGGGAATTGTTAGAGGCATTGGGCATGTGGGTCCCGGATATTAAGGTTATAAGTATTCGGCACTATTTGGAAAGCCCGGCAAATCCGGTTTTTGAAATTTTTTACCGCGTGTTGGATGAAACGGTTATTGAAAAATTGCTTTTTGATCTCAGGGGTGGCGTGACTGTAACCGATATTCTTAACGAAGTTCTTTTACAAGCTTACATTCCACCAAACCCGAACGGATACCGTTACCAGGTTACTTTTTTGCGTAACGGCGTAAATGTATTTCCGTTGCCGGATCCTTCCGGCTTTGCAACCGTTATTGACCTCTTTACATGGGTGCAGGCTAATTACTCATACATAGGACAATGGAATTTATTGACGGACCGCATTATTTGTCGCATGAATTCAACCGGCGTAACGTCCGCTTCATTAGAAATTTCTGTATTACCAATTACGCGCTTTTCGGCTGACTTCCCGGAATTGTTACCGGGTGAAGTTTACCGCGTAAACTTTCAGATAAGCGCGGTTGACGCATTGCCCGCGTGTCCTGTAATGTTCAATAATGCGGGAAGTGTTCTTTCGTGGGTTCAGCTTAATTGGTCCGGCTATGCTGATTGGTTTATTGAATATCTGTTACCGGACGGAAGCGGCATTTTCTCAGATGAATTTTCCGATGAATTTGAAGTTCCTGTTACTGGTTACCGATTGGTTGGAGTTTCGCACGTTGCGGGCTTCGAAGGTTTATTATCAATTGACAAAGTTTAAAACATGGCTGAATTAACACCAATAGAATTTATACACGAAAACGGCGCACAGATCATTGATGAAATGAAAGCGGACCTTGAAACCCGTTTGGGTAGATCTATTGCACCCGCTGACGTTGAAATGCTTTTGGTAAACGGTTTTGCATACCGTGAAAAACTTATACGCGCCGGTATAAACGAAACCGCACGGCAAAGCCTGGTATCATTTTCCCGGGGTGCGGCGTTGGAGTATTTGGGCGAATTAGTTGACGTGCACAGGTTACCGGCTTCCGGTGCGTTGTGCACAATTGAATTTGCTTTAGTTGACGGACATACGGGGGTAACGATCCCGGCCGGGTTGCGTGTTCAAAGCATGGATGGCAAAGTTATTTTTCAAACGAATGAAGATAAGGTTGTACCAGTAGGAACGAATACGGCGGAAGTATTTTGCACGTGTCAAACTGCCGGTGCAATAGGAAACGGTTACACCCTCAACAAAATAAATATCATTCTTGACCCGCAAGCTTTTGTTTCAACCGCTCAAAACATTGATGTAACCACGGGCGGCGCGGACGAAGAAACGGACGATAAATTACGGGAGCGCATTAAGCTTGCCCCGGCTTCATTTTCGGTTGCTGGTCCTACTGATGCCTATAAATTTTTCGCAAAGTCCGCGCACACTTCAATTGCTGATGTTGCAGTTAAAGAGCACACGCCGGAAGCCGGGGACGTAAGCGTTTACCCGTTATGCGAAGGCGGCGTTATGCCGTCCGCTGAAATAATTGCAGCCGTACAAGCTATTCTAAGCGCGGAAAAAATAAGACCCGTAAACGATACGGTTTATGTTTTGGAGCCGACAACGGAAGATTACGCAATTGTTGTTGATCTCACTTTATTAACAACCGCAATTAGCGCAACTACCCAATCCCGGGTAAATGAAATATTGAACGATTATAAAGAGGTCCGTAAAAACAGGTTGGGCCTTGACGTAGTAATTGCAAAAATCACTTCGTTGTGCATGATCGAAGGCGTTTACAACGCTAACGTTACAAGCCCCGCGGTAAATATTGTCGCTGACAAAGAAGTTTATACCCGTTGCACCGGCATAACTGTAAATATTATCGGAACGCATGACGAATAACGGAAGCATATTAGCGGACAGCATTGCACACATTTCGCATTTAGCAGCTTTTGACCTTATGGTAAAAAAGCGTTTCAGCGATTTGGAATTAGACCGGCTTTTAGTTTACCTAATCGACACGGTTGACGTTGACGCGCTGCCATACCTGGCCGAACAATTTGACGTGTTGGGTTATAAAGGAATGCGCTTAGCACACAACGAAGCGGACCAGCGCGAAATAATAAAAAGATCTATTGCCCTGCACAGATACAAGGGCACAGTTTGGGCCGTGAAAGAAGCAATGCGCGCGGTTGGATACGGTGACGCGGTTTTAACAGAACACGTTGACGGGCATTGGGCAAAGTTTCGTGTAACGGTTGACATAGGAAACCACCCGGTTAACGCGCTTGAAATTGCGGACCTGGTTGCAATGATCACAGAATATAAAAACGCGCGAAGCAAATTAGTTGACGTGTCTTTTACTCTTTCATTCGGGGACGATGCAATAACAATTAGTGACGAATTAACGGAAGGGTTTGCGTCCGTTGACGAAGATAGCATAAACGTTGGCGGCGACTTTTTACATAACGGCCTTGTGCTGAGAAATGGAAGCCGGAATTATAATCAAGACACGGACGTATTAACAATTCAAATACTTTAAAAATGAATACAACGGACAGCATTATAGTAAAAGGGGATTTTCAAATTGATGTTTACGAAAACGGTAAGCACGTTGAAACCATTGTTGAAAACAACTTGGTTATTACGTTGGGTAAAACAGACGTTGCAAGGCTTATCGGCGGTCATGCTTCCGGTAAAAAAATTGATACAATCGGAGTTGGCACGGGTAGCGCGGCGGCAGCGGTAACGGATACCACGTTAATGGGCGCATTCACTAAGGCGGTTGATAGTGTAACCTACCCGGACGCGCAAAGCGTAATGTTTCACTTTGATATTGATAACAGCGAAGCAAACGGCATGGACATTTGGGAATTTGGTTTGCTCAACACGGACGGCGTGTTGTTTTCCCGTAAGGTCCGCGGCGCGGCTATTGTTAAAACAAATCTTATCCGGTTAGTTGGAACGTGGAAAATAAACATTAACTAAAAAAATACTCTATGGGACTTTACAGCGGGGCGGACAATTGGGAAGCCTCAATATATCAGTTTGAAGAAACGGACGTTGTGCAGGGCGGACCATTGGGCGTTGATAACGTGCCTTTGAAAAACCTTGCGGACCGTACGACCTGGTTGAAAAACCAAATGCACCGCGCGGCCGGTGCGGAAGTAATAGCGGCAAACGGTCCCGTAACCCCTGCAATGTTGGGCAAATTGATCGTAGGTAATTCGGCCGGTGTTCTGAATATCACTTTGGACGATGTGGCAACATTTCCGCACGGCGCGGTAATACCGTTTTATTCCTTTTGTGCGGCGGACAGCGTGGTAAATATTCTTACTCAGGTAGGACAAGGAATTTACAGCCCTGCCGGTAGCATTGGAGTAATGCACATGCACAACCGGGAAAGCTTTTGCCTGGTAGCGTTAACAGATCACTTTAAACTTATGCCGGGCACTTACGGAAACTTTGATTGCGTAGGTGAGGAAATAAAAAGCCGGAAGGTCCTTAACAACACTTTGATTTTACAAGGGCAATTATTGAACCGTGACCAGTACCCGCGCCTTTGGAAATTCGTTCAAAGTCTTACAGCCGGACAGGAAAGAGTAAGTGACGCAACATGGTTAAGCGACCCGCTTATTTATCGCGGTTGCTTTACTGATGGCAACGGCGTAAGTACGTTCCGGGTCCCGGATGAAAGGGGAATGTTTGAGAGATCAATGGACGGCGGCCGCGGTATTGATACGGGACGTGTTCACAATTTTTCGGGCGGATACGAAGGGGACGAATTGAAGGCGCACAATCACACGTTTGGTTACCTGAAA